GTATACGATGATTAAAATCACCTACAGTGGTTCCAGATGTACCAGCAAATATAGCAGTTGTGGAAACAATCAAACAGTTTTTCACTGTTAGTTTGTGGGTAGTGTTAGTCGACATATTACGTATGGCTTGGTCGTAAGTCAGGATAGTGCAGTTTGTAATCGTTACCCCGCCAATGTTTCCAATCATATTTAAGATACCAACTTGGCCAACACAGAGACAATCCTTGATGACCGTTGCAATATCGTAGTTTGCACCCGATGCACCAGTGATTGTAATGGCTCGATTTGAGATGTATACGTTAGGCCAAATACATCTGTCAACAGTGAGATTTAAGGATGTTGATTGCGCCACCGTAAGGCTGACGGACGAACCAAATACACATAGTTGAAAAGTCCAACCGTAACAAGTTGTGAGACTAAGTCCGACTAATGAACTATTTAGACGTTCAAAATATATGTTTTTGAATGTAAGGTTGTTTTTGCTTGTCGCAGTCAAACAAGCTCCAGATGTATACCAGTAAATGTTGCCGGGCGTTACGGATGGGAACCCCTGAAGGTTTAGCGGGTCACCAAGAATCTGAACTACACTGCTTGCAGATGTCATACCAACAGTAACGGATTCATTGTAGTTGCCGGGAGCAACGTAAACGATATCGCCACCAACTAATCCGGGGTTAGTACCAGATGCCGCACCAAGAGCAAATGCCAGTGTAGCCCAAGGCAAAGCCGCGCTTGTGCCAGCGTTAGCATTGTTACCTGTAGTTGTAGACACATAATACGTTGCCATTATTCAGCCGCCCCAGAAACGATTTGTTGTGCCATCACAAGACTAAACTGCTCGACAATCTGCGACTGAAACTGTTCATCCTGAGTGACCCACCAGATATTGACCGATGTTCCATCAGGTCCAAACGTTCCAACAAGATTGCCTTCATTGTCGTAGATGTCACCAAAGACTCGCCAATCGGTAGATGGTGCAGGTTCTTTTTCAATGCGAAAGTTCTGAAAGTTCATTTGCCCACCTTCAGCGCACTCGCCTCTACACCCTTAAACGGCATCGTCAAGAACGCCAGCACAGAACTCACCGCAGCGGAGACACCCGCCGCTACCGCCTTGCTCCCGTAGAGTGCCAGCACTGCGCCCAGCTCGGCAATGTCGTGTGCTTCGGATGTGCGGATGCCATCGCCGAAAACGGAAGTGAATGCAGCTACGAATGCCACGATCACAACGACCACGAGTCTTTTGATTGATATAGAGTTCATCTGTTTATGACTGCCTCCAACGCGCTGACCTTGTTTTCAAGTTTACCGAGTCTCTGTTCGATGCGGCGCACTTCTTGCTGTTGTCCATCGAGCGTCGAGATGATGTGTGCCACCTGAGTCTCCAGGCGCGTCAGCCTGACCTGCAATGCCACCCACGCGGCACCGATACTCACTGTCGTAATAAAAGCTTGGATACCGATCTGCACCCACATCTCTGGACTCATAGACTCACCCCACCAATGACTTCACCTTTATCATGGTGCGATGGAGTCGATGCGTACCACCACGCAGTGGATACAGTTACCCGTTTGTCCTGGCGCGAAGTCCGATGGTTTGACTGACTGCATTCGTGTGGCCATAGTCACTGCCGATGCACTCGTAGTATGGCGCCAGGTTCTGCGGATTCCCGCTGGTGTATATCCTGTCATCGGCCTTGACCTCGATGTCTGGTGAACACGTAAGAGTCCATGTGCCGGACTGCTCGATCATGCCACCGACCACGCCTTCGGTATCGCCGGTGTTGCTTATGGTGCCACGGATCTCAGCGACCTGTATCCAGTGCTGACTAACGCCACCGATACCATCCGCCGCATTGACGGTCCGCCAGATCGCGACACGGTCAGCGTAGGAATACGCTTGAATCGCGTTCTTGAGCGCGTTTGAATAAGCTGCCGGGATCATACGAACACCATCGGTGAGAAGCGCTTCGCCTGGTCGAGACAGTGCTCACGAAGCACGGCCATCTTAGCATCGACCTGACCATCCTTGACATCGATGAGATGCGTGATGCTGGACGCTTTGCGAATCCAACCCTGTCGCGCAGCTGTGCGGATGTCATAGCGCTCGACGTTTGCGGGACCGATGTCCTGCCACAAGAGGTCACCACTTCCGTCATTGACGGAATAGCCAAGTGTCCTGGTCCACTGTGGGAACTGCGGTTCCGTGGCGCTCGATGTCCCTGCAATGACGCACTGATAGAGTCGACCATTCGCAACGGTCGGAATGACGATGTCGCCAACGACGAAGGCTGTGGACGCAGACCAGACAGCCCATCGAGCGTGATCGTCCACGAGCTGCTGTAGTGCGGTCGAATCGAGGAACGGATACTGATCTGATGCGACCATCCACGCGAGACGGTCGAGTGCTTGAGTCCTAGTGAGTGGCATGGTTTACATCCTAAAAACAAAAGGGGAACGGGAATGGTATCCCGCTCCCCTTGACTGCGAAGGTGCTACAGACTAGCTAGCAGCACACTGAAGGACGATGAGCGAACCAGGAACCTGATCGGCCGCTGTCGCGGTGACGTTTCCGACATCGAAGCAGTTGAACGCATAGCGCTCGGTTGCCTTGAAGGTAAGCGCATCCTCGATGAACTTGACCTGGTCAGAGACCTCGACCGATACGCCACGACGATCGCCGAAGGCGACACCCTTGGAGAGATCTCCGAGGACGACCATGTCGCGGTTTGCAGCTGGTGCGCTTGGCATGTTCTGCACGAAACTGATCGGGATACCGAACAGTGTTGGTTCAGGACCATAGGCGTTCTGGATGTCCATGATGGAGTTTCCAGAGAGTGCAATCAACTTGTCTGCAACACCGTTATAAAACACCTGCTTGTGCATGTACCAGCGTGGTTGCGTGGCATATGGCTGAAGCTTCGCGACCATGCTCTGGAAGTTCGCCAGAGTAAAGCTCGAGAGTGCACTGTTACTACCAGCAGCACCAACGACCATCGATGCAATGCTCGAGAATGTTCCGGACAGCGCTTTGATGCGTGGCATGATTCCAGTGATGGAACCATAGGTCGAGGTGCCATCGCCCTGGAATGCAGCTGCATCCTCAGCGAGTGCGAGACCGTATGCGAAGTCCTGCGCCAATGTGGCGCCGAAGTCAATGACGGTATCTTCGTTCAGTTCCTTCGACACGATGGTCAAGATCGCGAGTTTCTTCGCGGTCAGTGCGACCTGTGTGAAGGTGATGTCCGATGCCGTGATTGCTGTCGCTTCACCAGGATAATAAGTCGTGGTGCTGGTCGATGCATTCGGCACATTGAGGATGTCAGACGTCATCGGATAGATGCGGCTATAGCGACGTGCGATTCCGTACTCGTTGCGGAGCCAGATCAGGCTGGACGAAACGATTTCAGGAACCGTATATCCACCAGCGCCGTTGTCACCTTCGGTCTGCGACTTGACACCATGCTCGTTGCACCACTTGGCTGCGGAAGCATTTCCGAGGACCGTACCACGCACCCACTGGCCGAATGCGTATGCTTTGTAATCAGCCTCAGCCTTTGGCCCAGGGAATGGATTCCGGACAACACTGCCAGACTTCCATGGCTCAGACTTTGGCGCTTCAGATGCGACAGGAGCAGGCACGGAGCCGAACTCGCGGAGCATGTCGATGCGCTCAGAGAGAGACTTTGCGGATGCGTGGAGGCGATTGGCTTCGGACATGTCGCCGCCGTTGATGAGGACTTCTTTAGCAGCTGCGATAGTAGACTGTCGCTGTGCTTCGAGTTGTTCAATGTTCATTAGGATAACTCCAGGATCATGAGCTGGCGGAGGAGAGCGTTCTTCGCTTCGTCCACTTCGCTCGGTTGGTCGACGATGGTTACATCTTCGCTCGACGCTTCATCCCGAAGCTCGGACCAGATGGTTTTTGCGAATCTTAGCGACTCGCTACGTGAGAGACGAACTGCATCCCGCAGACGTCGCTCCACTTCTCGGATGGATGTCGGACGCTCGAGCATAGCCTTAAGGCTTTGTGCTTCCGCTGCCGGATCCTTTACTTTGCTATTCAGTTCCTTGGCACGAACTGCGAATGCATCGATGATGGCATCCACATGTCCACTGCCGAGTCCACTGTCATATGCAGCTGTAACACCTGCACAGAGACGCTCGTAGAGCGCCTCAAGTCCTTCATGGACCATTTCCTTGTCAAGATCGCCGTAGACGTTTTCGACAAAGGTCGCCACGTCTTCACCAGGTGCGACTGGAATCATCATCTCTTCTTCCATGCCATCCTCCATGTCGCCATACATGTCTTTTAGACTTTTGACCATGTTCATCGGTTCCGCTGGTGTCGGTGTCAGCGATGCCTCACCGATTGGCCAGCGTGTGATTTCATATCTGCCATCAGCCATCTTCTTGCGCTCGACCATGTGACCCGTGGCGCCGGACGAATATCCAAGCTT